TGCGTTTCATTGTAGAAATAGTTTTCTGCATGAAATTTTCTACTTCATTGGGTGGAATTGCACCTACATTGATATAGAAAATACGTTTTTCTGGTGAGCGAACAATCCTATGAATTAACATAGCATCTTCCATTAGTGCATATTGCTTATATAGCTTACGAGCAGGCTCAATATAAGATCTACCATATGGAAGATAATTTACATCAGATAATAATCTAAAGTGAGCAATTTCGTAATTATCAAATGTTATAGTACTAGCATTTCCTTGTGAATTATTAGGACCAGCATAATAACCAGAAGAAGAACCACCATAAATACCTTCTGGGTTATAATTAAATTGTACTTTAGAAGGTGCTTCAGGGTCAAAATTTTCTTGTCTTTCAATATGGTATGCTGAGTAAGGGATTACATTAAATACACCAAATTCTTCTGAAATTTCTAGTTTTAAGAAAAAATCACCATATTTACACATTTGACGAGTCCAAGACCAAAGATTAAACTCAATATTAAGTACGTCATAAAATAAATTATATAGGATTTTTTGAATATCTTCATCTGATGATTTAATTTGAAGAATTTCTCCCATATCATTTTTAAGAGTACATTCATCAGCTACAATGTCAAGAGCAGAAGCTATAATAGCATCTGTATCCATTAAATCATAATCTGAGTAAATAAATGTTCTCAGATATTGGTAGTTCATATTGAACTGGGCCCCATAAAGAGAAGTTGAAGCTGGGTTTTGGTAAATTCCTGAGAATCTATCCATTAAAGCATTAGTTTCAAATTCTCCAGAAGTTTGAATGTGATCTGTATCGACTACTTTTAATTGATTACCCCCTACATTTCGTATTACTACGTCAGAAGAAAATAATCTCTGTAATCTTTTAAATAAGCTAGTATCAGCCATGAGTATATGTTATTATTATAAATATTATCTAATTTATAGAAGCCAACTAATATCTTCTTTCCCACCATAGGGATTTTCTATTTCATAAGGATTTTGAACATTATTAGTGTTACCATATCCTCCTGCAAATGGTGTTGTGTTTCTTGATATGCTATTCATAACAGCTTTAGATTTCTCTAAATGTTGTGTTTTAAATTTAAATGAAGTATCTCTCATAAACATAGCAATACCAAATGCCATAACAAGATCATCATTATAACCTTGTTGGGCTTCTGGTCGTCCATTTTTCCATAGGAATACTTTCATCTCTTCAAGCAAACGTTTTGATTGAATTGTAACATCTTTACCATTAACATATTCTTGAAATTTACCTACTATCATAGGTCTATTTCTAGATGTTGTAGTAAAACCAGCTACCATTTTAGATGTATCCATATATTTATCAAAATACGAATCACTCATTGAGGAATCACTCTTACTTGAATAAAATAGATTATTATATCCTCTTTCTATTACTGTTTGAATAGTAGCCCAACCAATCGAAGCATTTTCAATTACAAGTAATGCTTCATTATATTCAGTAGCTATACCAACTAATAAATGTCCATATTCTTTAGTACTAAGTTGACCTTTATATTCAGCAACTTGAGTATTTGTTTCAATGTCTATAATATGAAAAGCAGAATAATCTTTTCCATCTCCACGAGCAACATCTGCAACCACAAGATAGGATCTTGAGTAATCAGCTGGTTCCCAAATCCATAAGTTTTGATCAGCGCCTCGTTTTTCAAGGGGATCTTTAATATATGTTTGTTCATAAAATTCTAAGTATTCAGCGTAGAATACAGTATCACCTGAGGTGCTAAAATCACAATCACATTCTTGTGCTGCCATTCTAGGATCACCTAATAATTCATCTTGTCTATCTCTCCAAGCTTGATCACGTTCTGGGTGTACATACCAAGGAAGTTTAATAGGTAGAAAATCATTTTCAGCATTTTCTGCTCTAACCCATGTTTGATGGAACCAGTTACCTGTACCATAAGGAGTAGATAATGCTATACACCCACCACCAGTAGCAAGTGTTTGTTGAGCTGAAGCCCATATTTCACCAATATTATCAATAAAGGCTGCCTCATCAATTAGTAGAAGAGAAACTGCTTCTGATCTACCAGCATCACTACTTGCAGATGTTGCTTTAATCTGTGATCCGTTATTTAATCGGAGTGTTAATTTATTATTTTCAATAGCATCAATTTTAAGCCAAGAAGGTAAATTTTCATACATAAATTTAACCTTCGTAACCATGTTTTTAGCTGTATCCTGCTTTGTTGCAATACAAAGTACGTTTTTATCCTTATGGAACAACATTAGCCATAAAGAATAACCAGCACCTAAAGTCGAAATACCTAGCTGTCTAGATTTTAATACTACTGAGTATGGATTTTCTTGAAATAGTTTTAAAACTTTTTCTTGAAATGGATATAAATGAAAAGGAATACGTCCACGTTGTGGATGTTGAATAAAACAGTATTTTTTCATAAAGTGTATTGGGTTAGCAGCACACTTAATATATTCAGACTGAATTATTTTTCTTAAATCTTGACTCATTTACCTATTTTCCAGTACATACGGCCTGAAACAATAGGGTAGAAATCTTTATCTATTCCTAAACCAAAACCGTATATTTGTCTTTTTTTATTTTTATATAATAGTTCTCCACTAATATGATTAATTGGAGATTCATTTTGAACAGGATTAATCATCCCACCTATTGAAATACCCCCGTAAAATTCTCTTTTGTTGAGGTAAATAGTATTAGTAATTGTAGTTGTTGGAATGAATATGTTGGATTGAACATCTCTCATTGATATTAAATTACGAGTAACTGTATCATTTATTACTATAGTACCAAGAGTGTCAATCTTAATAGTATCTGTATAAAAATACTTCGCATAATAATCTTTTAAAATAGAAATAGTATCAATTGGAGTTTGGAATGTATCAATGTCTACTACTGTTTTTCGAATATATTTAGGTACATATTCTTTTTCAGTAACTTTTATAGTATCCCATTGAGTAACTATTTCTGTAATAGTTTCAGATTCTATCGGAGGTGTAGAAGAGCAGCTTCTTGAAAAAAACAATAAAACTGCTAATACTACAATTAGTAAAGTCTGTATATTTTTAAATAAGTCCTTCAAGTTCATTCTTGATTTTAGTTAGTTCTTTTAAACGAGCTAATAATCTTTCTTTATCTTCACCTTCAGCTTTTTTCCATTTATTAACTGTGGTTTTCATTTCTTTAGTTGTATCTTGTAATTTACGAGATATAGTTGAAATTGAATCACTTTTTTTAAGATCTTTAGCTGATGGTTCCTCATCATCTTCAGTTATACCTAAATCTGAAGTTAATTCTTTAGTTTTTTCTAACTCATCATTATATGCTTTAGCTGTATCTAAATCATCTTGAGATACTTCTGAAAGTACATCTACGATCATTTCTTTAATTTGAGAAGATAAATCTGAACGTTTCATTATATTTATGTTTTATTATAAATATGTTAAGAATTAATACTAGTTATAATTTGAGCTATTCGGTTTTCTGTAGAACCACTGATTTTAATTAAATTTTTAATTCTATGACGATTTCTTGTGATTGTATGATCAATAATCATATCTATATCTTTTCTATATTCAGCATCAGTTTCTCTAATACCATTATCTTCAATTTCTACACCTTCAGGAGATACATAAAAAATATAATCATAATAAGGGATTAAATTTTTAGCATAATCTGTAAAATCTTCTTTATCTAAATAATTTATAGATTTAGAAGCACGAGCAAATGCAATTACATCAATAACAGTTCTATCTGTGATAATGTTTTCATGCATTAATTCGCTAGCTCGTTCAGCTAAAAATACAGTTTGACCTAACAACGTTGAATCAGTATTTAATGGAATACCTTGTGCCATTAATTCTTTAGAACGTTCTGTTCTAAAATTATAATCTTTAAAATAATCTAACTCTTGAAGAGCATTAACAAGTGTAGTTTTTCCTACACTCATAGTACCACATAAACCTATTTTCATAATTTACCTATTGAATTAAAACGTTCATTACCTAACATTATCCCAAGAGTTTGTTCTGGGATACCTGAATTTACATAAGGATCTAACTTAGCCAAAGCTTGAGTCATATCTAGAGCAACAATAGGAACTTCTTTTAATATTCCATTGTCAAGATATCTACATTCATAAATTAAATGATCTTTAAGTTTAGATGTACCTATTAATTTAATTTCTATAACAAATGTTGTTCGTGAATGATCTTTAAGATCCTCAATTAATTCATTATGTTCTTTTAAATATTTTCTTTTAATCATATTACTATCTTTTTTTCATGTCCTACTATAATAGCCGGATCAATATAAGATTTAAATCCTAATTTCCTGGCTTTATCAGCAAAACCAAAATCTTCCCATTGAAATTCATTTAGAAATTCAAATGGTTTTTCTATTAAATCAAATACTTCACTTTTAACTAACATAAAACCCATACCATTAGCTAATACTTCTATTGGTTTATCTATCCCTTCTATATCACTAGTAGTTAATGTTTCTCCATTCAATTTACAACCAGCAAATTGATCAGGCAAATTTTCTTTTTTATATAAACCTGATATTATAGGTAGATTGTGACTGGTTAGTTGGAGAAATTGGTTTGGGTTAAATACTTGATCACTATCAATCCACATATAGTGAGTTGGTCTAAACATTTTAGCTCGATCTAATAAAGATTGTCTACTGTAAGTAATATTAGGCACATAACCTGTAACATGAGCCCATTTCCAATCTTTAGGAATATTATGAATTAAATTAGTCCAACTATTTAAAAATTTATTTGAAAACTCTCTTCCAGGAAGACAAAATACTATATTCATAATTGAGATGAACCTGGTTTAACTCTATAACTATCAGAATTAAAATGTTGGGTTGATACCTCAAATATAGTAGCTCCTTCTGTAAGAGCTAACATTTGATGAGGTTGACCAGGCATAAGATGAATACAATCTCCTTCTTTAACTACTGTTTCTTCTTCAGTAGCTTTTTCAGTATCAATCCATTTATATAAGAATTCACCTTTTGAAATATACCAGGCTTCATCTTTTAATAAATGAAAATGCATAGAAAATTGTTTATCTTTTTTAAATACTAATAATTTACCACAATAAAGTTGATTATTAATAATCCATAATTCATAACCCCATGCTTTTTCATGACGTCCACCTTTATAGGGTATAGCTTCTACAGTTAAATCTCTCATATTAGAATCTAGTAGTACCCCTCATTGCAGGGTTTTTATACCAAGGCAAACCTTCTCTTTCAGAACGAATTTCCATCCATTCTTCTTTATCCATTTCAATACCATAAAGAAAATATGACTTTTTAAATTCAGTAACTTCATCTTCAATTGGTTCAATTGCAGGACCATCCCAATTATGGTACTTCCAAGCCTCAGTTCCAGCTTCTCTAAAAAAGTGATGATATGATCCACTATTGCGCATGCGTCTTACTTCATAAACTTTTGCTTTTTTTGCCATAACTATTTGAATATTAAGATTATTATATAACTTTTATTTATGTAAATATACGAAAGAAATTTTAGGTATCCAAATTTTCTAGAATAAAATCAGTAACATAGATACCTTGTGCTCCTGATACTGTAATACCTCTTGCACTTAATGCATCACCTACAAAGTGAACATTTGGATAATCATTTAATGATAAATTATGATAATCAACTAATGGTTCAGGTGATAGATATTTAACTTCAGGAATATAAACACCCCAATCATCACCTAATGTTGGAAATACTTTTTTCATATCCTCAATAAAATCATCAATATATGAATAGTAACCCTGGAATGCGTCTCTTACTTCATCCATTTCATTAATAGTAACAGCACTTACATTTTCGCCTTCTGAAGTAGTAGATGGTTTACGGGTAGGACTATAAAATAAACCTGTACCCTCTTTATTTACTTTCTTTACTAAATCTCTAGACCATTTAAATGGTTCATCAATACCAGGAATTTCCATTAATATGCCAAAATTGGTCATATCATTC